GTGAAACGTGACGAGTTGACCGGCGAATGGCCGACGGCTGCGCACTCGCTTCCCGCAGTACCGGGTGTCCGGTTTATGGACCTTCACGGCACCGAAGCGGCCAGGCAAGAACAGGTTTCCAGGCTTCGCGACGATGTCAGGGTCCTTAAACAGAAATTTAAAGAAGCCCGCGAACAAAACGAGGCGTTGAACCGCCTTCTCGACGACGCGAACGGCAGACTGGCCGCAGATCTCCTGATAGAGCTGTCGGATAACCAACTGCGCGAGGCCTACGCCATGCCACTGGGTCGCACCATGTCGATCGAATCCCAACGCGTAATCATCAAACGAGTGGAGTAACCCGCAATGACCCGATTCGAACAGTTCCAACAAAACGTGCAGCGCTGGGCGACCGAACGTGGCATCTACGAGCACAGCACCGCCCTGGCGCAGGCCCTCAAGGCGGTTAGCGAGGTCGGCGAGCTGTGTGATGCGGTGATCAAACACCAGCGGGCAGAAGCGCAGGATGCTGTCGGTGACGTAGCAGTTTGCGTCGTCAACGTTGCGCACTTCCTGTCCCATACGTTCGACCCCGACCACTTTGACCCTGACAACCTGCTGAGTCATGATCATTTTCGTGCAGCGGCTGAGGCTGCGCGCGTGGTCAGCACCCTCTCGCACCAGGTTGCTACCATGTGCAACATGATGGAGGCCTTTGTCAACGACGGGTGCGACCGGGCAATCACTGCTTTGCGTGAGTTCTGCGTGTGCCGTGGCCTCGACTTCGACGACTGCTGCGAGTCGGCCTGGCAGACGATCAAGGACCGCAAAGGCCGCATGGTCGCTGGCGGGGCATTCGTTAAGGAGGGTGAGTGATATGGCGCGGTTGATAATTTCTGCGCTCCTGTACGCAGGGGCAGGCGGTGCGCTTTATCTCAGCGGGGCCTCTTTCTGGTGGGCCTACGCTGCTTTCACCCTGGCGGCCGTCGGTGGGAAGGTCGAAAAGGGCTGGCGGGGATGATCCGCCGCCTACTCAACTGGCTGCGCGGCCCGTCCCCGCAGCAACAACTCACCCCGGCCGACCTGCAGCGCTTGCAGGCCGCCGAGGCTAAACGTCAACGTCGAATGGAGAAACGCCGCAAATGAACGAAAATCACCTGCTGGCCACGTTGATAGTCGGCGTTTTGTTGACGCTAATCACCATCGTGGGCATAAACGTCGGCACCGGCCATTCGTGCAAGCTGCGCGCCATTGACGCCGGGTACTCCGCTGCCGAAGTTCAGGAGCTGTGCAAATGAAAAGCACTGAATTCCTACAAGCCGCCATCGACACCCAGGCCGAGCGCGGCAAGCAGTACGACTCGCCGGAGGGTGAGCGCAGCATGGGCCGCACGGTGCAGGCGTTCAACTCGATCACCGGGCGCGATCTGACCGAGGCCGAGGGCTGGCTGCTGCTGCAGGTGCTGAAAGACGTGCGCCAGTGGCAGAACCCAGACAAGTACCACCACGACAGCGCACTGGACGGCGTGGCGTACGCTTCGTTGAAGGCCGAGGCGTTGAGCGCTACAGGCCACTCCGGCGGCCCCGTAGGCGGCGGCGCAACTTATCACGTGGGGGAGGGCGCGAACGATCAGGCGGAAGTTCCAGCCAGCCTGCCGCCCGGTTGGCTCGACATTCGTGCACCGCGCCCGCCCTTTGGTATCGGCGATCGCCTTGAGCTACTGATGGTGAACGGCACGACTCGCGTAGCGGTGTACGGGCCGGGCATGATTTTCCCAGACGTTCAGGCATGGCGATTCGTTCCTGAACTGCCAGCCGCGTGGGTGAAGCACGACGGAAGGCCCTGCCCGCTTGACCTGGTCTGAAAGTCCGTTTATCTGCGCCGGCATCACGGAGGCGAAGCCGGGCCGCACAAGGTGCCGTCAAACTGGCCAAATGGCGTTAACGACTGGGTCTGGCAGAAACCCGGTGAATATACAATCTCCGAGTACCGTCTCGCCTGATACACTCGGCGCGTCCATCAGGAGCGCGCCACCATGTCCCAACGTTTCGTAATACCCAACGGCCAGACCCTCACCGCGACCATGTCTTCGGACTTCGCGGGCGGGGTACTGGCCTTTTCGTTTACCGGCACGCCGGTCGGCGTCCCCCGTGTTTACCGCACGTTCGCCGGGTCCGAAATCCAGGTCCCGCAGTTCAGCAAGAACGAATGGCGGTTCAACGGCGCGTGCGAACGGGTGCGGATCGACCTTACCGGCGTCACGGGCTATTCGGCTTACAGTGCGACGTGCTGGCGTACCGGTGAGCCGCTCGACATGCACCCTGAGGGCCTGTTCGCCGGCGACCGGGCCATGCCGGTGCAGTTTTACGACGAGGTGAACAAAAAGCGCGGCACGCAGTGGGAAGCGTCGCGGCTGGTGACGATCGCCAGTAACGCGCCGGCGGCAAACGTCTATTCGATCATCCGCACGGGCAGCAAACCCGTGGACCTCAAGTCCCGCATATTCGGTTACAGCGGCCTGGGCGTGGTCGGCAGGATCTACAAGGCGCCCACCTTCACCGGCGGCACCCCCGACCCGTGGTTCAACATGACCCCGCGCTACCTGGGCACCCAGCCCCTGGCACAGCTGCTGACCGGGTTCACGCTGACCGACAACGGGACGAAATGCGGCGCGGATATTTTCGGCATCGGCCCGGGCAGCCAGCAGTCACGCGGTTCGATCCCGCAGTCTATGGGCAGTAACCGTATTCTCGACGAGCCGAACACGGCGTACCTGCTGGAGATTGCCAGCCTAGACCCCGGAAGCCAGGACGTGATGGCCCGCCTCGAAATGTACGAAGGCGGACTGGACTTGCCGTTAACGCTCTGACTTGCCACGTTCGGCAGTCTCGACGAACCGCGCCCGGGCTGCCTGGGTGCGTTTCACCACATCCGGGAAGGCGGGCGTGCCGTCGTCGTTCAGCAGCACCTCAGACGGGGAGCACTTGCAGTTGTTGCGGCGCCCGGGCTGCGCCGCGTACCACTCGCGTTCCTCTGCGGGCGTGCCCACCCACCCGTGGCGCTGGGCGTGATCGACCCGAGTGGTCGGACTGAGCGCACTCAAGTGCATCACGCCTACGTTCACACCGATCGACCGGGCGTCCTCCGTCTCGGACAGCCGGCCCTCGCGCAGCGCCTCGCCCGTTTCTGTCCGTGCGATGTTGTTGGCCCGGCGCTCTACAATGCCGGTCGATTCGGTGATCCGCTTGGAGATTTCGAGAGGTCCTACGCCATCGGCCAGGCCCTGGGGAAGCGGCGAGGCGAGCGTCTGCTGCACGTCCGCTGTGATGCCTTCCATCTTCTCGAACAACCGACCGCGTAGCAGTGACAGGCGCTTGAGGTACGACGGGGAGGTCAGCAGCTGCTCGAGCGAACGGGCGTCGGCGTACAGCTTCGACTGGTTGGCAATACTGGCGTTGGCCTTGGCCGTGCCCTGCTGATAGGCCGGGCGAACGTAACCTGTGAACAGCCAGCGGCCGCCCTCGTTCATCGTCGCGTCAACGATCCGCTGCAGGTCGGCGAGCAGTAGGTCGATAGCGTCGACACTGGTCAGAAACTCATAGCGCTCGACGTTCACGGCTAGAAACTGGATCTGCGAGAGCGCGTCCCGGTATGCCTTGCCGCACCGCCGCACGCGCTTGCCCATTTCGTTCATTGCGCCCCGTTCGCGCCGGTCCTGGCCGGACGGATCCGCTTCGTTGGTTGGCAGGATAGGCTGACCCATTATTCTTCACCCATCGCCGGCGGTGCACCCGCTTCCAAGCCGGCGGCAATCCGAATTTCGTCGGCCGCATACACCACGTCACCGGTACCCGCGTTCGCCTGGTTGGTCTGCGCCATGGTCTGCGCCAGGGCAGCGCGGTCAGTAGCGGTAGGCTCGGCCAGGTCGTCCCACATCACGGTAATGCGGCCCGCGGGTTTGATCGCCTTCACGCGCTCGAGGTGGCGGACCATGCCGCGAATCTCCCGGGCCACTTCGCCTTCCCGGTCCCCCTGGCAGCGCTCGTTGAAATCGCGAATGTCCTCGACACTGGCACGCTCACCGGTCTGGCTGCCCACCACCAGACGTGCGGCAGTGCGGAACGACGCCATAGCCACCTGCAGCGATACGGTAAACGGTTTTTCAGGATCTGGCACTGTCGCCACGAGCGGCGTGACCGTGGCCGCTTGGGTGGCCAGTACCAGGTCGCTGCGAGTGTTCAGCGCTTTGGCCTGTTGGTTCAGATCCTCGGCCACGTCGTCTTCGGGTTGCCCCTGCTTGGTAGGCTCGGCGTCGGACTCGTAGTTGATGTGCAGTTGGCGGGCGGCGTTTTTCAGGTACCCCTCGCCCGAACCGCCTGTCACCTTCTCCATGTCGACGAAGGCGTTAAAGCCGGGTTCTAACATCGAACGACCGCGTTTGTAGTCCCCGACGATGTACAGGCGGTCAGGGTGCAGCTGAACTGGCGGGCTGTTTTCCAGGTCCGTGGCGTCAAAACCGGTCGGTGTGTAGTTCCACATGGTGACGTTGCCCAGCGCGTCGCGATTGGCCGGCTGCAGCTGACCGCGCCATACCGGCACGAGGTCTTCGAGCACGGGCGAACCCGAGACCGGATCGCGCAGCGTCTCGCCGTCCTTGCCGTTGGCAAACTTGAGGATCAGGCCGGACCATGCGCCGACCATACGCATGCCGTACGCCTCTTTGAGGTACCACCACAGGTCGGTGTCCTCGGCCAGGGTCGCAAAGTCCTTTTCCCACGGCGTTTCGGTAGTCCGCTCGTCGTCTTTAGTGCCCTGGATCACCCAGGGCGCGGTTTGGAAGACCTTCTCGGCGATCCGATCGACCACGCCCGCCGCCACGCCATGCCGCGTGTACAGGTTGTAGAAGTCCTGGAAACCTAGCTTTTCCTTGTAGCCGTACTCGGCCCAGGCGTCGGGCCGTTTGTTGTCCAGGCCCATCGTGCGCAGCATCCCGGCGCGGGCGCGTTCTTCGGGGGTAGCCATGTGTGCCGCCTCGTTCTGAGTTATGATTGCGGCAGTTTAACCCATAGGAGGCCCCGAAATGCGGGAGCTACGCGTAAACGCCTTCACGGCGGTCGACAATTCGAAAATCCGGCGCGAAACCGTCGACGGTCGCGAGTACGTTATCGTGCCGTCCGCAACGCTGCCGCCGAATATAGTGATGAACGGCGTCTTGTACCCGGCCGAGGAAACGGCACGGACGTTCATGCAGTTGGAAGGCAAGCTGGCCCCGCTCGGCCATCCTAAGAATGCCAAGGGCGAGTGGATCAGCGCGGGCGACCCCGTTGCGATCCATACGAACCACATCGGGGCGTTCAACCGTAATGTGAAGCTGGGCGAGGATGGCCGCGTGCACGTCGAGAAGTGGATCGACGTCCTTTACGCGAACGCTACTGAACGAGGGCCGGAGGTACTGGCGGCGATTGAGAAAGAAGAGCCGATCAGCACTTCTATCGCCGTCTGGCTGCGTGTGCATCCTGTCGCCGAGGGACTCCCCTACTCCGGCCGCGCCGAGTACAAGCAGATTGACCACGACGCCTTTATCATCGGCGAGACGCCGGCGGCGGGAATCGAAGATGGTGTAGGGATTTATGTAAACGTCGACACCGGTACGCTCGACGGCATGACCCAGCAGGAAAAACACGAAGTGCTGCGTGCCGCCGGCGTGGCCCGCTGGCCAGAGCTGTACGTTTGGCTGGCAGACTTCACCGATCAGACTGCAGTGTTCGAGCTTGAGCAGCGGTCAGACGGCCCGGCACCAGCCAACCGCTACGTCGCGGTCGACTACGAAATGAGCGGCGCGGTGGCCAATTTGGCCGAGGCCGTTCGTCCGGCTGTGCGAAAAAGCCAGTGGCAAATTCTGGCGAATAGCGTTTTCAATCGCGGCGCGTTAAACTTCGACGTGCAAACCACCACTCAGGAGGC